TGCGGCACGCTCTTGACGGATGATGGCGACTTGCTCATCGCCTACGATCAGACGCGGATCCACGCCAAGCATGTCGGCGTACATATCTACGATCTCGTCAGCGTTGACCTTATCCAGCACTTCCGGCTTCATCTGCGCAACGCTGCCTACCGTGCCAAGCAGACGATCGACTGAGCCAACGCCAATAGCACGCTGTGCTTGCGCCAGTGTCGATACGAACTCGATGTTCAGATCCATGCCTTGCAGTTCTTTTGGTGGCGGTGGCGCAATGCCAGCTTCCAGCATCTGTGCAAAGGTGACTTCGATCATTGGTGAAAGCATCTCGTTGTGCAGACGCTCTAGCACTGGGCCGAGCATCAGCAGCTTTTCTTCGTGACGCTCTGCCACTTCCGTAGCGGTGATCCCGCTGCGGGTATCGTTGGCCATCATCAGGAAAAGATCGGCGTAGAACGTGCCGTTGATACGCTCGCGCACGTCTTGGATGTCCATCAGCAAGTGCTGCAGGTTCAGATTGACTTGGAACTGCGTCTTGATCTCGCCGTTTGGTGAAGAGGGATCAATCCACGCAACGCCGCCGGGCAAGCTGTCGTATTCAGAGTTCTTCATCGACAGTGGCATCTGCAGCGGTGGCTTTGTCTGATAGTCAATGCCTTGTGCTTTTCTCAACTGTTCGTGCTGCAGTTGACGGATGTCGCCCAGTGCTTCCATCGCAGGGCCGTTGCCGTAGATGTCACCGCCTGAAACTGACCAGCGCGGTGCGAGTGCAGGGAATTCTTTGTAGCCAGACTCAGACAGCAACTCATCGCCTTCGCCTGCAAGCTCAAAGTAGCAGGACTTGAACGGCATGTTCTTTGCATCGCGCTTGCCGTACTCACGGTCTTTCTCTTTGCGCGGCTCGATCGCGTGCATCACCGTGATCCACTGATCGAGATTGTTACGGTCGTATTGGTTCTTGACGTTCTTGCTCACGTTGTCCAAGCCAAACTGCTCGACCACTTGAGCGATCGTCATCGGCACTTCGCGGTAGATCGTGTTGACCTCGCCACGTGCAGACGATGCAATAGCATACTCACCGCAGGTTAGCGGATAGTGACGGATGACGTCGTTGAAGTCTGGGCGGATGATCGTGACTGCAGTGCCAAAAGCGCCAAGCTCTTCGTAGAGCATGTGCAGTGAGCGATAGGTGTTAGAGCGTGCATAGATCTCACGCATGATCTGGGCGCACTTGTTGAGCCACAGCTTGACTGGATCGTATTGCATCAAGTCAGGATCGGGTGTTGCCAGTCTGAACCATGGCCGTGCTGGTGATGTCATGCCAGCCATCATGCCTGCGGCCAGTACGCGTAGTGCTCGCGTGCCGGTAGAGTCATAGATGTTGTTGTGGCGCTTATCCCCGCGGTTACGGTCAGACTCAAAGTAACGCCCACTACGCGGCAGGATGTAGTCGCTGATCTCTCGATAGTGCGAGATCCAACTTGAGCGCTCATTCCATAGCGCTGTCTTGCGTTTTAGTAAGCGCTGTCTTTTGGTTTCGCTCATGTCAGTAGCGTGCCTTTCCTATTGCGTAGATTGATGTCGTCGGCAGTCCTAGTTCCTGCCGCCTTCGACGTAGGCGCACCGCCTAGTGTGTTTGTAGTGCCTGATCCGCGACGCGATAAGCGATCGCCTGCTGGATCTTGCGCAGGATTCTGCAGCTGTCGTGCATAGGCTGCAGTAAATGGCTTGCCACCTTCCCACAGCGCTTGAATTTCAGCGAGCAGCCCGCCTTCGTCTGCACGCAGATAGACGTTGTTCTCGTTTGGCAGCTTGCCTGATGTCGAACGCGAAGCATTAGCCATGTCAGCTTGAAAGCCGGATAGCTGTACCCAGTCCGTCTTAGGTATTGTCTTGTTTTGATCACGATAAACGCCAAAACCACTGTACTTACCAAAGTTTGGATTGGCTACATCGTAGGTCATCTGCGCAACCAGATTGCCTTTGCTGTCCAGCTTCATCTTGCCAATACTGCCGCTTGACCCTTCATAGGCGCCGAGCTTCTTGAGATCGACGTTTATGCCATTGAGCAGCACGCTTTCATTGCCTAGCTTGGCTGAGATCGTGCCGTCAGCATTGACGCTGTAACCACTGTAGAAACCCTTTTGTGGTTTGTAAGGCAATGAATCGGTTTTAAAACCAAATCCAACCGTGCCCCTGCGATTGGCAGTTGGCTGTGCGCCAAACATCTTGGTTGCTGGATTTTCGCCGCCACCCAATAGCGTTGCCATGATTAGCTACCTAGCAAGGTGTTGCCACCGAGCGTCAATCCAGCCTCTTGCTCTGTTGGATCGTTGCCGGTCAGCATTGTGCCGCTTACGCCTTCCATGCCAGCTTGACGATTGCGACGTCTTGCCACTTCAGGCTCTGGTGCTTTCTGTGTAGCTGGAATCGGTGGTGCTGGTGGCGGTGGTGGTGGTGGTGGTGCAGACTTGCCGCCCCCACCTGCTAGAGCAAGGCCACTGCCAAATAGTAGTGCAGCAGTCAGCACCAAACGAATGATTGTCTTCATGTTATTTCCCTCACATAGTGCATCATGTCTACTGCTCCGTCTGGCGTGCAGTGATAGCGCGGCAGCGTGCCAGTCAAAGTAAAACCGCACCCTTCTAGGATGCGACCAATCGCTTTGTGTTGCGTCCACACGACCACGCGCTGAAACGGCGTGTTGGCCTTGGCATACGCAATGGCTGCTTCCATGGTGCTACGAAAGTACATGCCGTTGCCCATGATGTGCGGCTCGACCACTTGTTCGTTATGCACCACGCAGCGCATGATGACTTGCTCATTGCCCACTAGCACTTCGTTGCCAGCGTAGATCTGCGCTTCAATGTGCTTGATGGCATCGAGCTTAGTGTAGTCGCGCCTCAAGTCTGTAGGCACCAAGTGCTTCCAGATGAAGTCTTGCACCCATTGATCGCGGATATTGAGCAGTTCTGCCGTCATCATAGCCTTTCATACGGATTGTATTCCCCGCGTTTTTTGGTATCCGAACGGTAGTGCGGAACGATCGATTGCGGCATTGCATGCACAGGATGTGCGAAGGTTAGCGCCAGTGCATCGCCTAGATCTGGCGAGAATCCAATGCGCTCTTTGATGCGGTCTTTGGATTCCAACGCCATCTTGCCTGCAGCGTTAGCGTGCGTGTACGTTGGTGCAGTCAGATCCACCTTGAGATCTGCGCTGTTTGGTAGCGCACCGCCAGAGCGTATCCACTTGGCCATCTCGATCCACATCTCGCTGCGCTTGTTGACGTAGCGTGCATCACCAGCCTTGCCACCGAACTGAACCTCGATAACCGGATGACCCAACTGTCGCAGCCGGTCAATGACCCCTGCACCGTAGCCACCAGAGCCATCGATGAAGATCGCATCAGGCTTCCACTCTTCGATCTTGCTTGCCACAGCACCCGCCATGGCCATGCTGTCTAGGTTCTTGAACACTTGCGGATCAAAGGTAGCCAGACCTTGACGCGGGAATATCACGCTGCGATCGTTGCCTTGTCTGGCCACGTCCACGCCCAGTATGCGCGGTGCGAACTGATAGTCTTCCAGCCGGTAGTGACGACGGCTTGCCTCTTCGACCTCGGCCATCGATAGCAGGATGTTCTCAACGCCCGCTTCAAAGCTGCATAGAAACTCTTGCGCGAACGCTGCATCACTCATCGAGTCCTTGGCAGTCTGGATCTCATCAGGCGATAGCGCATCGGTTTCGTACACGGTCTTCAGGCACGTGAACCACTTGTCGTTCTGCTGCGCCTTGTAGAAGACTTCACTCAGTAGATTGGCGCCAGACGGTGTACCCATCAGCAGCGCACCGCCGCGTCGGTCAGTCAGCGCTGGCGTGATGATCTCATGCCATACGCTTGGCTTGATGTCTTTCAACTCATCGAGCACAATGAAATCAAAGTAACCACCACGCAGCGCTTCTGCATTGTCGGCACCGTACAGTCGGATACGCGCACCGTTGTGCGGCATCTCAACCCATAACTCGGATTCGTTCTTGCGGATATTCGGGATCTTGCCTGCGTAGTTGACCAGCATCGCCCATGCGATCGCCTTGGATTGATTCAGATACGGTGCAAGATAGCCGAACCGTGGTGGCGCTGCATCGTTACGCTGTGCGCGTAGTGCCTTATCGATTAGCGTCATAATGGCCAGCACCGTCTTGCCTGCACGACGATGCAGCACTGCTACGTTCCAGCGCTTGAGTCCTAGGTGAAACTCGTTCTGCCACGCTCTAGGCCGGTAGCCTAGATCGACAATCACTTCATTCGTCATCGTTGCTTACTGGCAGTCCAGTCAAGATCGTGACTTGCATGTCGCCAGAGTGCTCTACCTTGTCAGTGAATAGCTTCAAGTGCTTGCCAAGTAGCTCTGCGCCACGCAGCACTGCACCTGCATCAAACGTATAGGCCAGCGCCTCACCGCCGTCTGGCGTTTCAACGATCATGTGCTCGCCCTTCTTGTCATACACTGGCTTCGCCTGCTTGCAGCGTTCCATTGTTTCCACAATTGTAGTAAGCACATAATCCGCATCAACCTTCACGCGCTCTGCCCTTTTATCCATTGCCTCTTGTACAGCAGCCTTCACTCTAGTTTTTCCTAGCAACTCAGATCCAATCTTGTCCGCATTGTTCACGCTGTATCCAGCCTTCTTTGCTGCTTGCGTAGCGTTCAGATCGACCAGATAGTAGTCAACGAATAGCTGCTGCTTTGCTGTGAGCTTATTTTCCATGGCTTACCCTACAACGCTTTGACTTCAGTAACCGAACACTCAAACACATCGACCTCGACTTCCTTGAACTTCTCCGCTGTCTGGCAGCGCACGTTGTAGTGACAGATGTCCCACGCGTACGACTTAGGAATCTCAAACTTGCGTGCGATCTCGCTGACTCGCATCCCCTCGTCGTACAGATCGCGTATGAGATCCACTTCGTGATTGGTGAGCTTGGCTCGCTGGTGATTCTCGCCAATGCGCATCCCTCGATCGTTGACTGCCACTAGCAACTTCTTCCGACGCCTGATGATCGCAACCATGGCCGCACCTACACGCAGTCAGTCACAAGTGATGCCATATCGCCAGCGTATTGCTCGATTCTCACCACTACACGACCATTTTTTTCAGGTGCTCGCCATTCGATCAACAACTTCCTGACCAACGAATCATCTTCCCAGACGCCTGCTTTGGTGATGCCATCGCTGATGACCTTCCAAGCATTTTCGAGATCTCGCTTGCGCTTATCCGGTGGATACAGCCAACACGTCACTTGAACATGCTCGGTGATCATACCCTTGCGCCCATCAGCCATCACGATAAACGCAACCTCTGAGTAGAACGCTAGTGCCGCTGGTGTTAGGTAGTGCTTGCCAGCGCGAGTGTGTTTCCACATGTGATTGCCGCTTGGTGGATACGGCAGTTCCAGCACCACTGTGTTGTACTCACTCATGCTGCTCTTCCCGCATGGCATCGTAGATCGCTAGAACGACGTTCTCGCCGTATTCTGTCTGCAACCCTGCAGCAACCCCTAGGCAAATCTCAAACGCCTCGTCACGGCCCTTACGATAGCCTTCCTGATAGGCCGCTGCTTCCTTAACACTCATCATATTCGTGATAACGGTAGTCATGGTCATTCCCTTTCACAGATTCAAAGACGTGCACGATCCAATACGCCAAGACAACCACAGGCGCCCATAGCGGCATCGTGATCATCCCCAACCAACGCTTGCAGAAACTTTCCATCTTTCGCCCCTTTCAAAAACAACCCAAGTAATCACGGCCAATGACTGCCGCAATAATCAACGTCAACAAAACCGCAGACATCACCTCTCCATAATTCATATCGATCTCCTTTCACCTGTCCAACTTTCCACCGGCCCAAACACCTTCCACCCTTTTATAGGGGTG